CCTCATCGTTCAGCATATTGTTAGGGATAACACTATAGTTCTCTTTTAAGGTTGATTTGTTAATAAACTGTTCAGTCACTTTCTTCACTTATCCTAATTGCTAATAATATCTCTGCTGCTACCTGTGGCACTATACTATTCCCAAGCGCCTTCAACTTTTTAGCTCGGTCTTTTTCTCCTTTGGTAACTCTTGGGATATGTTCTGGCTCTCTGTCGAAATGTCTAAGTAACCCTCTGGATAACCCATTAACCATGTCACCCACTCGCTGTTCAATGTTCCCATCGTGTTTTCCTCTTTGACTGCCATCGTTAGACCCACTTGTTTTCCTAGTTTTATTCTCCTCTGAACTGATGGGTTCGACAGATTTCCTCGATCTCGATTGTCTGATGCTGCTGGTGTTGGCCACATTTTCTGTTGATAATTTATTACGTCTGGTAGATTTGCTCCGAACTTTACTCCTGTTCCCTTTCTCGTTACTGTCCAACCCTGACTGTTTGGGGATACATATTTCTCGTTCATTGGAGTGTGCCAATCTCTCGTTTTCGGAGTTGGTAGCATCAGATCTGTCAGTTTCTTCCCTCTCTGTCTCTGACCTACTGAAATTAATACTTCTTCTGCTAGAACTTTCCCCCCTTTGCCATTTGGTCTGCTTCCTGGGTTGATTGCTAAAGGAGTTGGCCATAGCTTCATCGTGTCTGCTAGGTTCAAAGAGTGACTGCTCTTTCCATCCTTGCTCAATCGTCTGTTGTTCTTGGTCAACGTAGCTTCTGGATGCTCTGTTTCCTGTGTCGTTGGTGTTGGTAGTAAGCTGTCCGATGATCCAAACTCTGTCTCGTCTATGTGGTGCGTTTTTGGCACAAGCTGGTACAATAATCGGCCTTGTGGTGTATCCTTGATCTTCCAAGTCAGTAAGCACCTGGTCGAGGCCCATTGTGACATGACCAGCAACATTTTCAGCCAAAACGTATCGTGGTTGGCAACTTTTGATAATTCGTAACATTTCTGGCCAGAGATGACGTTCATCTTCTTCGCCTTGTCTTCTACCTGCTTGGCTGAAGGGTTGGCATGGGTATCCACCTGTAACGATATCAATTCTTCCAAGTCTACTTGCATCTAGTGTCCTAACATCGTCAAATATTGGAACTTGTGGCCAATGCTTTTTAAGAACCTTTTGACAGAAATCATCCATCTCACAAAAAGCAACTGTTTCATAACCACCAATAAGTTTTTCGGCTGCATAACTAAACCCACCAATACCAGAGAACAGATCAAGTAATCGCATCGCCATCTCATAGTATCTCCCTAGCCAAATAACAGAATGTTGGTAAATCTAGGTCAGCTACATATCGCTTATCGTAGGTCTTTTCTAATTGCACAAAGGCTATTGGAACTCTTACTCTGATTGGTAATCTGTCAAACTTATACACCAAGATAGGAATTTTCCTAACAAGGTCAGATGCAGTACAAACCTGTTCCCACCACTCATCTTTTGGTAAATATCCTGTGGCATATCTCTTACATTCTATGCAGAATGGCCAACTAGGATCGCTACTAATCAGATCGCCATGATCGGCAGTCCTGGTCTGTTCTAAATCTCTATGTAACTTGATACCTAATTCGTCATCTAATAGACTTGCTACCTGTAATTCAAACCTTAAACCCTTGTTGCGAGAATTAGTCAATTAAACTACCTTTAATAACAAAAGTTGGCTTTCTAACTACTCTGCCGTAATCAACTTCTTTAGCTGCTCTAGGGTCATCTTTGAAAGCATCAGATGCTTGTTCTTCTGGATCAATAGTACGTTCAATGTGTGTATCCATAATCTTTCTAAGTCTACGTCTTTCAACTAATACTTTTGTCCTACAAGGTCTGCATTTTGTGTGATACCGAATACGATCATAAGAGTCTCGAAACATACCATACATAGATATGTCTTTATTCTGTCTACATTCCTTACACTTCTTAATCATTGACCACCTATCAGCTTTGATAGTTGTGGGAATCGCAGCACCATTTTTTCAATAGTTGCCAAATTCGGTGTTTGCTTATTATGTTTCCATCTCCACAACGTAGAATAGTTAACTACACCATGTAGTTGTTTCGATGCCTTATGAATACCACCGAATGTGTTTTCTAAAGCACTTATAATAATTTTATTCGTTTGAGTTGACATAACTTATTATTAATGCAAAAGTATGCGAAACTGCAATCGGACAATTTTCGGAGTATTGAATATGTTGGAAAATAATGTTAATATTTATGATATGGAAAAAGAACAATTAAAGCAGGTTATTAAGAACCTTGCTAAAAAGAATAATATGACAGCTAGTGATCTAGCTACACAAGCAGGTGTTTCACCTAGTACAATCACAGGCTTTCTAAATGATGTGCCTGGTCGTGGTCACTATGGTCTATCAGCTAGAACCCAAAGTAAGTTAGCTAATAAGTTTCCAGAGTTTAAAGAACAAATAGATAAACCATATGTCAGTAATTCATCTTACAACTTACCTGTAATTGGTATGTGGCATCCAGATTATAGGGTTTTAGGTCTTGAATTAGGTATGCCATCAACCTTTACCTGTGCTTGGTATGAAAATATTGAAAACTATAGTTCTGTTATTAGATCGCCTAAATTTTTTAGAAAAAATATTATAAAAAAAGGTATTGTAAATCAAAATATAGATGAGGTTAGATACTATTTATTTCAAAATATTTATAGTCCTGATTTGCAAGACACAGAAAATAAACAGATATATGCCACTACAGAAACAGGTAATTTTATAGGATATCAGGTCAAAGATAAAGGCAAATATTATTTGCATACGTTCTTCGGAGATCGCATAGAAGAAGCAGGTGAAGTGCTAAAATCAAGTAAAATTGAATGGACTAGACAAGTTTAAATAATCACTCATATCAATACTAATAGCCATGATATTTAGTTATTGTGGCTTTTTTTATGCACAAATGCAAAATCATAAGTAATCATAATTATATGCTTGACACTATTCGTATTCGCATATTATAACCGAAATATGAATAATTTACATACAAGCGATACACTCATTGATATGTGGTTTCCATCAAGAATGGACATTGAAAACTGCCCTATGGATTGGTTTAACATCAAATATGTTTATGGTTTAGAGCCTGATAAAATGCCACCTGCTAATGCTAAAATGAGATCAGGTAGTGCAGTTGAATCTTGTCTTGTAGATATAATGAAGGGCAAAGCTGAACAAGAAGCTAGAGAGCATTGGCAAAACGTATTAGAACAACACCACCCTATCAATGACAAAGATGTTCATCAAAAGAATGTATGTATAGGTCAGTTTCAAGATGTAGTAACCAACTTACTTGCTGCTTTTCGTGAAATAAATGTAGAAGCAACTGACTTCCAAGAATTAGTTAAAGGTGAAGGCAAAGGTATTGACCTCGCTATGGGTGGTTATGTTGATGTAACTACCAAAAATTCAATCATAGAAATTAAAACACAATGGTCTACGGCTAGTGGTTTGTTTAACAAAGATGGATCATTAAGGTTAAGAAAGCCTAGTAAAACAGAAGCACCACAGAAATCACATTTACGTCAAGTTGCCACTTATTCTAACGCAGCACAAAAGCCACCAAAGTTAGTCATAGCTAATGCGTTTGAATACACAATATTTGATGAACACAACACAGAATTTTTAAGACAAAAACAACTCAAACAAGCCTTTGAGACAATGAGAATATCAGCTAGGGCAAGGCAAAACTTACTGAAAATATCTGATGATCCAAGGGTCTTTGCCATGTATGCGCCACTTAATCTCATGCACTACGTTTGGAATGATTTTGATGAAGAAGTTTTAAAAGAAATTATGGGTATATGGGGAGTAGAAATATGAAAAATGCACTTATTTGGTTAGGTCAATTATTTAGTTGTCTAGCATTATTTGGCTCATTTTATGTGATTTACATACTAGCTTGGGCTATTTATCCAGAGGGTTTTTAATGGCTTTTCAGAAACCACCTGTTGATTCAAGGAACATATTTACAACTGGAGTTGTGCAACAGGCTTGTGCAGCAGGAACAATAAAGAATACGGCTGAGTTGCTAGAGTGGACTAAGGTTACCTCAATGGCTTATGATCGTTACCTCAATAGCAATGGTGTTGCAGTTCAAGAAGCTGCTTTTAACATCGTTGTTGGTTACTTAAATGGTCTTACAGATATAAGATACTTATTAGGTGACCCTACGGCTAATATAGAGCCGTTTCAAAATAGACATAGCAATGAAATACGGGTCTTTTATGACAATCAACTACTGGCTAACCTTTATAATCAAACATATAACATGACAAGAGAAAGACTTTTAAAATGATAAATGAGCAACAAGATATTTATTTTATAGAAGGTAACCCACAAAAAGGTTACAAGCCAGAATACGCATCTAAGGTTGGTGTAATACTACCACCAAATCCAAGTCGAGGTGAGAATGAACCTACATTTTTATTGAATATGCTACCTCAAAGACAAGGTAAAATGGTTGTTATGCCAAAAGGTCAGAAGCCAGGACAAGGTGCTAGTCAAGGTGGTGGGTTTCAACCAAATGCCTATCAACAAGCATCACAATCAACTGGTGGAGGTTATCCCCAACAAGGAAACAATGCCCCTGCCCCAACAGGGCCAAACGATTACGGCACAACGTCTGGACAACATCCTTATGCCCCTAGTGGGTCGAACTATTAAGTGACGTTTAGTAGAGAACATAATGTCTATGTGATCCCTATTGCTAATTGCTTGAAGGTTTGCATAGACAAACAAACAATAGCTATCCCAATGACAAAAGAAGATTATGGTAATTTTGCTTGGGAAGTCATGCAAAGATGGAGAGAAAGTAGTGACAAGGTTAGGGCTGAAGATATTGAAATATATAAAAAGTTACGTAAAAGAAAACGAAATCCCACCAACTAGAGCAGAAATAAAACTTGCTATTTCATCAGCTTCAGATGATGGGCTTGAGTATGCAGTAAAAAGGCTTGAAGAAGATCAGCTAATAAAAAGAATACCTGGTCGTGCTAGAAACCTTTGGCCTGTTTAGTTATATAAACTTTCTTCTATTACATCACCAATATCATTGTCATCTGGATTAACCAAATGTCCATATATCTCCATAGTTGTACTAACCTGACTATGACCTAACTGTTTTGGAATCCATTTAAAAGACTTTTTCTCTTTCATAGCTACCTCAATGATGATACTAGCATAATAATGTCTTAGCACATGAACTGCACCTTGCCATTGATCTAGTTTACCAATCTTTTTTAAGGCTCTTTTTATCCCATGTTTTACAAAAGCCTGATGTGCTCTAGGTTTACCGATGTGCTTTTCACTTGGAAACAACCAATCATTAGCACCCTTGCCTATTACAAAAGACTTAACTCTTTCAGCTAGGTTCTTACCTATATATACAAACCTTTCTTCATCGTCATTTTTAACACGATTTTTTATAACATTTTTTTGACTCATTACCCTATCAATCTTGATGTAAGGCTTTTCTATATCTAGTTTAAAGTCTGATACTTTTAATGGCACTACCTCTGATGCTCTAAGACCTAATGCACATAAGTGTGTATATAAAGCATTTCCAGGATTACAATAAGTATCAACAGCAGTTAATACCTCTTGTGCAAAAGATTTATCAGGACACCAAATCTGCTTACGTTTTCTTTTAACATTAAATAATTCAGCAGGATTATAAGCAAAGTTACGTTTATTTTTAAGGTAAATATAGGTAATTGCTCTTTTCAAACCTGTGTAAATATGATGAATAGTTGTCAAAGATACAGGCTTATTACCATATTGTTTTTTCTGCACAAGAGTTTCGTATATTCTTCTCATAGTAAATTCATCTATACTTGATAAGACTAAATCACTAATAGATTTACCATCAACCTCTAATGGTATTTCAATAATTACGTTACCCTTTTTGTCTCTTTCAATACCCATGATGTGATATTCAAGCTGATACTTATAACCCAAATAAGTGTTCTGCTCGTGATTTTGTTGTGAGTACGGCAAGAAGCTATTAATAGCATCACGAACTGTAAGAGTACTGACTGGTATAATTTCTGACTCTTTGCCAAGTTGCATCAGCTTTTCTGTTAGGGCTTCTTCAGTTTTGGCAAATGCTATTTTCTTACCATTTTTTCTAAAATAATAAACATTATTAGCCTTATCATAAGAGTATTTAACTGACATTATCTTGCTCCCTTGTTGATACATTTTGATATAAATTGAGCCACTAATTCTTCATTGCTTTTCATTTCGCAAATCATTTGCTGCTTTGAAAATAGAACAGCTTGACACATTTGATCGAGTACACTCTGACCAATAGTTGTATTTAGTAAGAAATAAAAATCTGACTTTCTCATACTAAACTGCCCCATTTAATTGTTTCAGAACATCATTAGTAAAATCTCTTTCATCTTGGTTTGGTTGCATACCATCAACTGCTATCCATTGAATCAAACCATCAGTAATTTTACCTGTTTTTTTGTTGGTTTTATAAGTTGCTTTTTGCATCCAAAAACCACTAGCTTTTAGAGATATGCCACTTTCATGTGGTCTTGTGTATGTAATTACACATTTGTAACCCATAGCAAAACAAGCTGCTTTAGCTTTACCAAGAAGAAAACTAGCAACATCTTTGCCACCTTTTGTGCAGAGCCTTCTAATCTCTACATGATCCCTTCTTCTGTTCCATTTAGATGATGGCACATCAACTGTAGCAACACCCAATAGGTTATTAATATCAAACCCAATAGAATTACTGTCTTTTATATCAACAGCACCAATACTGAATTTATGTCTTTTAAGTGGCTCTGAATGTCTGTGATTTTCAGACACAAAACCCTGCGCTTCATTTAGCGACAATTTTACGTTTGTAAGTTTCATGAAAGTCTCCTAACCAGTTTCGCTTATTATAATAATAATATATGCGTTTTCGCATACTAATACAAGTAAAAAAAGACACAAACCTGTCAGCCCTATGCTTATTTCCTGTGAACCCTTTGGTCTATCCCTGTTAGCCCTAGTAAATTTTACTAGACACTTACTAGACACTTTTATGCTTTTTGGAGGTGTTTTTGACCTAATTTCTCGGATTAACTTCGGAGCAAAATCAGACCAAAATCGGATAGATGGTTTTAAATAACTCAATAACTTCAATAGCTTACAAGCTAAGTCTTTGTTATTTCTTATGTATTTAATTTTGGTAGAAATGGTGGGACTAACTGGGATTGAACCTGTCGTTTGGCTCTGTAACCCATTGAAATTATTAAGTTTATTTTTACTACTAGACAGCACTAGACACCCTTTTGTCTATTTTTTACTGTCAAGATGATAATTTAGTTTTACTAGACAGGTCAAATTATTTTACTAGACACTTTTTTTTGTATAACTAGACACTTTAGACCTGTTACACCCTAGGCTCTACGTCTTTTAGCCATTTTGTTTGTTTTAACTTTCTTAACCATTTTGGTTTTCTTTTTCTTTGGCTTCATAGAGCCATAACCTTTATTCATAGGCATAATATATCTCCTTAGTTGTTAACATTTCCATCTGCGCCTTGCAGCTTTCCCTCTTGGCCCTGTCCAACTCTTAGACCTAGCACAAAAAGACTTTCTTCTAGCAGCAGCTTTACTGCCTGGTTTGACTTTACCTGTAACTGGTGCTTTTAAATTACTGCCTGTAGCACGATTATATTTAGCCCTACCTTTTGCAGTAAGACCACCACCTTGCTTAACTGATAGCTTTTCACCTCTACCAACAGATAGATTTACTGACTTCTTCTTACGTTTAGATTGAGCCATGTAAAGCCCTCATACGTTTGACAAGCCTACCTGCTCTGTTTGGCACTTGTTTATACCAATTAGAGTCAATCATCTCATCAGCAGCTTTATTCCAATCTCTGTTATCTACACCAGACTTCATGCCTACAAATTTGCTTAGTCGAGGATAACCAAGATTAAACATCATGTTGGCTATGATTAGCTGCGCATCTTCTGGCAGGTGTTCAAAGTCATCATATAATAATTCACAGTCGTTAAGTACTAACTCTATGTCCTTGTTAAAACAGTCTTTAACTCTTTCCTCTGACACCTCTGTGCCTACATCCATATCATTTTCTGGATCAGTAGCTTTGCACAAGTGACCAATACCAAAGGTTTTATAGCCAAGATGATCTAAATATATTTCGTACTTACAACCCTCATCAGCTTCTAGTTCTTTTCTTAACTGCTCAATATCCATAATCTTACTTTCTCTTTCTAGCTTTAGCCTGTGCAGTCTTGGATAGTTCTCTCATGTGAAACAAAGGCTTTGAAGAAGCTGTGTGTGTTTTACCAGAATGTAACTTGCCATTTGGCATCCTGTGCATACCACCTTTGTGTTCTGTACCATCTCTAAAATAATGCTTTACACCTTTTGCCATTACTTTTTCCTTTTTTTCTTTTTGAGTTTTTTGAAATCTGCTGCTGTAATTTTATTTCTTGGTGGGGCTGTTCTAGCTAGTTTTTTCTGCTTTGGAGAATATTTACTAAAGGGCATTATCTTTTCCTCTTTCTAACTATGGTTTTTACTTTGCCTTTTGGATTGGCACGTTTACGTTTTACAGCCGATCTTATCTGTGCCTTAGTCATAGTCTTTGCTTTTGCAGATGGAACACACTTAGGATAACCTCTCTTACTGCCTTTGGCTTTGCTACGACCACATTTCTCATAGCCACCACCCTTTTTAGGCGCAGAAATATCTACCCATTTTTCTTTCTTAAACCACTTTGTAAGTCCACCACTAGGCTTTGCCATTATGCAGTCCTATACTTTCCACCACGTTTTTTGTATGTCCTTACCAAATAAGCATTGGCATAAGCTGATGGATATACGTCAAACTTTCTTTTTGTTTCGGCTTTTACTCTTGCGTACAGAGCCTTGTTTGTTGGTATTGCTTTTTTCTTCGATGATTTTTTTGCTGCCATGATCTTGCTTTGCCCTCTTTTTTATTGAATCAACATATTTTTTCCAAAAAACATCAGCTATTGCATGAAAGAAATCGTATAACCTCATGTAAATATTACTCATTTTTTCCCCATAAGTTTCATAGCTTGACCAACACCTTTAATTCCAAATGAACTAGATACAGAAATAAATAAAAGGTACTGATACCAAGTTGGCAAAGTGTTTAAAACTTCAAAACCAGTTCTGACATATTCTGTCATGCTAGGTATAAAGACTAATATTGCAGGTAGTAGTAAAACAATAAGAGCAAATTCATCTTTCCAACTGCTATCTGTGGCATCAGCCATAGACTTTTCCCATGCAATCTCACCAGATGCTACTTTCTCTGCTACTGCTGCTTTACTCTTAGCTTGAGCAACTTTAGCTTGGCCATCAGCTTTAACCTTCTCGACCTTAGATTCCATCCAAGAACTAGCAAGGTTAGCTATAGGCCCAATTAGGGCTGAAAACATATTATTTCCTATTCATAAAAGCAGATGCACCCATATAGGCAGCGACAATGCCACCCCCAGTAATATAGAAAAGGTTACTAATATCTGCCAAAGCCTTAACTCTTTCCAAATCGACAAAGAACATAGCAAAAGTAAATAAAGCCATAGCAACCAAACTGGCAGTAGCCATACGTCTTTGCGCCCTTTGTTTGCGTAAATCATGTTCTAGCTTCTTTATCTCACTTACATGACTTAGTTCTTCGTCACTAACTATCCCATCTCCATCTTCGTCATACTCTGCGTAGATAGATTCTTTCTGTAGTTTTTTTTGGGTCATGTGCCGTTAATTAACTGTTGGGCTAACATCTGTGAAGTTACTGGTACTGCACCTTGCATTGCTCTACCTGTGCTTGATACTAAGGCTCTAGTAATAGGAACACCTAATTGTGAATACAAGAGTGGAGAAGCTACTGTAAGACCTGCCGTAAATGGTTCAACTTGTGTTGCTCCTACACCCATACCACCACCAGTTAACATTCTGTTGGTTTCCATTCTTCCTGCTGTACCAGAATTAGGTACTGTACTACCTATTATATTCTGTGCATTTTGAGCAAAGTTCTGCATCCTAGCATCACCTGCTGAAAACTTAGATTGTCTTTTAGTTACATCACTTTTTGCACTTGCTTGCAAAAGATCACCAGGTGTAAAATCCTCTGACACTTTTCTTCTAATAGATGCGTTTCTTACTATTTCAAATTTACCATAAGATTTATCTATGTTGTTTAACACAGGTGCTAATTTTGGATTTGCTTTTTGTAGTTCATTTGATAAGACACTTTTTATATCAATTAAAGCATCTGCTTTTTGTGCATCTAGTTCCGAGCCACTTCTCTGTAATCTTTGTATATCTCGCCTAAGAAGTGTTTGTGCTTTTTTGATGTTTGAGCCTGACATTTGACCATCAGTAAATTTTTTAGTGATGTATCTACTTGCTCTATCAGTAATATCTTTCTTAATTTCATCAGATAAATCATTTGTTAGTTTTGATATTTCAGAGTTCATAGCTGCTTCATCTGTCAGCTTCATTTTACCAAGAGTTTTGGCATACTGACTTTTCAGCACGTTTTGACCAAATCCAATAAGCCGTCTACCTTCAAGATTTTTTGGCACTTTTACATTTATATCTTTTAATGCTTCTTCTACGGCAGCTTTGTTAAAACCTTTTTGTGATCTTTGCAAAGCACTTTCAACTGCATCACCAATTAAAAAGACATTGCCAGATACTTTTTCTTCTAATGTTTTAAGACCTTTACCAATCAAACCTGAGTCACCAACTGCTTGACCAGGTGTAAGCTGAACACCTTGTGGAACACCAAGTTGATTTGGTTTTAATAATTCTTTTGCACTTTGTGTTATTCTTGGGGCAACAGCTTGTATTGCAGGGTTAACAACAGCACCGATAGCTGCTGAAGTGCCTGCTGACTTTGCTCTGTTCTTAAAACCACCTTCTCCTGCACCAAAACCATAAAGACCACTACCACCTGCCCCTACGGCTGCTGATTTAGCTACTGTTTGACCTTTTTTGCCTAACCCTAGTGCTTTTGCTGCTTGACCTATTCTACCAACAGTAGATGCTGCAACAGCTTGTCCACCAGGTATGAATGCTGCTGCAATAGATGGGAGTATAGCACCTGCTATCTCTGTTCCATAAGCAGCAACAGGGTTGTCTCGTCTAAATTTATTAATTTTGTTTCTGACTTCTTTTAGTGTGTCAGCATAACTAACATTACTATCAACAGCAGACCTTACAAATGCTTCTATTTCATCTGCAAAACCGAAACTAAGACCTTGTGCAAATGTTCTAATATTTTGTGAGTCAGAACCCTGATTTGATGAAGTAGGTGTTAACTTAACATTACCTAAAAGTTTATCAAGTTGCTGATCTTTTTCTTTTGTCATCGATTAATCCCTATAATTTCAGTTGCCCTAGCTATTAAAGCATCTTTTTCTGGTTCAGTTATTCTGTTGCCCCTAAAGTCTCTATAAACTTTTATCTCTCCATTTGTCTGAAATGACTGAATTAAGTCAGGGCCAAACACTTCGTTATTGTTTTTATATTCACGCAAATACGCATCAACACTCGAATAACTTTTTTCACCTATTTTGCCTTTGCCAAAAGTATTATTTAAATCAAAATATTCCTGTGCTTTTTCAGATAAGTTGATTGCTTTAATTGCAGCTTGTTTTTGGAAAGCTAATATAACTTTGTTTGCTTCTACTGAAGTTCCAAGTTGTGCTGTTGCTCTACCAGAAAAATCTAATTCTTTATTGGATAAAGCACCTTTCAGTTTTGAAGTTTGATCTAATACAAGTTTGTTAACTATTGATTCAAACACTTGTTGTTTACCAATTTTGTCAAGATCAATACCTGCTTTTTCTGGGTCAATACCAAATATTCTTACTAGTCCACCAACAGTTTCTTTAAGTCTTAATATACCTTCTTCTCCTAAACCTGATATATCTGGATTTTGTTCTAAAAGTCTTAATGCTGTATCTATGTTTTGTATGGTTTCATCTGCTTTACTTGCAGGTGCAATTATATTTTCACTTACATTTTTTGCTCTTAGTTCACCAAACTTTTCTTGCTCTTTTGTAAAAGGTACACCAGTTGAAACATTTATGTTTGTACCACTTTTGCCTGTAACGTCTTTTATGTATTTATTATATTCATCAGTTCCAGGAATTAATCCTAATGCTACTGCATTTTTCTGTGCTGTAGTCAAAGGATTTGGTTTGATTTGTGTAAGG